CGCTATCGTCCAGGACCGGGACCAGCATGATCTCGATCCCAACGTGCATCGTATCGCCCACGGCGTTCAGATTGCACGTAATGGTCGCCGCGAGCTGGTTGTCAGACCACAGGACCGTGACGTATTGGCCGTCCTTCTCCTGTTCGGTGCGCGTGATCTTGCGCGGGTCATGTCCGCGCTGAATCAGCATCATCGCGGCCTCCTGAACGGCCTCGGTGTACTGTTCGGACAGCGCATCCACGATCGCGGCGCGGCGTTCGTCGTCGATCATTTGAACGCCTCCTTGAGTGCCGATGAGAGATTCTTGCCAGCGTGATCGAAGCAAGCGACCAGCAACGTCCCGATCGCAGCCATGTCTTCGCGCGAACACGTATGCACGCAATCCGGACCGAAGTTGATGTTGGCGCAACCGTCCCACTTCACGCCGATCTCGATCGGATCGTCCTCGTCAAGAAACGGCGATCCGTCGTCGCGCTCCCCCATGATCCTGCGGGCCACGTACTCGGCTACGTAGCCGTCGTGTTTGGACTCGTACGTCACGTAGTACGACGGCGTGCCGTATTCGGTGGTTCCGCATGTAAACGAATGGGTCACGACACACTCCAAACGCTCTTCGGCTCGGCGTGGTACGAGGTTTTGTCGTAGCGGCGCAGGAACGCCACGATCTCCATCACCATCAAGTCTGAGCCTTCTTCGGGCGTCCGAAACCATACCTTGACGCCATCGCTCCGGACCACGATAACCACGCGGTCGCCGCCGCGCTTCTTCCATTTGCTGTCACGGGTGATGTTCATTTGCACGCCTCAAGTTCCCGCCGCAGTTCGGCCTCGGATTCGGTCCAATCGACGCTATCATCATCCGGAGATCGACCCCTCACGATCGGGCCGGCGTTGTCCATCGCGATCGTGTGTCCAGCGATCATCCCATGCGAATAGGCGTGGGCGATCAAATCGCACAGTCGATCTGAGTCGCATAGGTCAAGGTCATCGGATGGACCGAGCCTCGTCCATTTTCCGCGCTGGCATCGCGGGCACCATTTCGTTGTCATCGTTCCTCCTCGAATAGCTTATCGCTCGGAGCGGCCGATGCACGCGGAATCGACATGCGGCGAACAAGTTCGGCGTCGACTTCTGACCAGTCATCGAACTCCATCGGACCGATTCCTGGCGATGACCCGAGTCGTCTCCGGAACTTCGCTTTGGCCAACGCGACTCCCTCACGCATCCCGCGCCGATGCGCCTCATCCCGCTCACCACGCACGCGCTCGATCTCGGCCTCCGCGATGACCTGGCACTTGCGACGCGCTTCGACCATGGCGAGCGCCTCATCACGTTCACGCGTGAGCCGGTCGATCGTTTTCCGCGCGTCCAGCGCTCGGAGGGCAAGGTCACGAAACTCGGCGGCCTGCGCACCGGTAACGAGCGGCGTCACATCGCCCGTGTACCGATTCGTGTACTGGCACCGGATGAGTGCGACGATGATCGCCTCGATCTGCTCCCGCGTAATCATCGCGACCTCGCGGCTTCGATTTCGTCGTCACTCGGCTCGTAGTCCAGGGTGAACGCGTCCAGCGCATCTACGATCCGCATCCATGCCGAATCGCGAGTCGCCGACGACGCGATGTTAGAACTCATGCAGATCAAAAGCATCACGCGATCAGCCTGCCATGACGTTGCGCGACCTCGATCCGGCGACAGGCGAGGTCGAAGTACTCGACCTCCCTTTCGATGCCGATGAATTTCCGGCCATGGATGATAGCCATCTTGCCTGTCGTGCCAGAGCCGAGGAACGGGTCGAAAACCGTGTCGCCTTCGCTTGACCAGCTTAGGATGTGGTCCTCTGCCAAACCATCCTGAAAAGCCGCTGGATGCGCGCGAGCGCCGGAAAGAGCATATTGCCAGATGTTGTGACGGAACTTTTCCGGCTTGCTGTATTTCAAGCCGTGCGACTCCTTCATGGAGCCATCCGCCTGCCTAAACTGTTTACCATCCTTGCGAGGCTTAACCTTGCCGAACATGGCACAAGGAACCTTCAACGGGTTGAATGTTGACGGCTTTCCTTTCGAGAAAACGAACATGTATTCGAATGCCGCTTGGTAGCGGAACCCGACCTCATTCGGCACGGGGTTTATCTTCTGGTAAATCATCGTATCGTGCAGACGAAAGCCGCAATCTATCGCCCAAAGCGCCTGCCTGAACGATGTGCCAGTCTCGCTGCCTTTGATGGTGGCGTCACCAACCACCCAAACCACAACGCCGCCGTCCTTGGTGACGCGGTAGAGTTCGGCAATGATCGCCTTCCACTTCGCCTCTGTCCAATCGTTCAGCGAGCCATTGTAGGTCCGCAGGTTGTCATATGGCGGGCTTGTGACAGTCAGGTCCACCGACCCATCCGGTATATCCCGCATCAGTTCAAGGCAGTCGCCGAGGTAGAGCGTTGCGTTGCCTATCGTTTCAATTCGCATGTGGTTCCTCGGTAGAGCGCATGAGTTCTAACAACGCGTTGCAGCGGATGCCGCTTCGCGTCACCGCTGAACTTGATCGTTAGGCGTCAAAGTCCGCGCTGCCCGCTTCGATATGGGCCGCACAAACCGCTCTTTGCCGGGCAGCTTTTCTTCCTTGTAGCCGAGTGCTTCAATCTCAGCCTTTCGCAGCCCCTTCCGCCCGGAATGGAAAGCCCTGCGCGCTACAGTCGTGCCGTCTGGTGCCCGGTACGTCCTCACTTCCTCGCTCTTGCCGTGGTAAATCCAAGACGCAGCACGATAAACCCCGCCCTTGTGCCCCGCGTTCGGGTCGGCATAGCTCACCAGCGCGTCGGGCCTCTCAAGCCGCACAATCACCTTGACGGCTGCGCTTATGGCTTGCGTGAGCAAGTTCGGTTCGTGCCCGTCCGGTGCCCACAGCCTCGATAGCTCCCACACGTTGCCCGCCCACCCGAGGACAAACCGCGCAATGTTCTTGTTCGCGGGGATCGACCACACCACTATCGCGTCGCCAAACTGGACATAATGGCTCTTGCCACTCGGCACGCTCCGGGTGTAGTGGTTGCGCTTGATCGTCTCTTGCGCCTGCGTCCGCTCATCTCCGAGCAGTTGCCGGCTAACAAGTCGTTCAAGCGGACTCGCTTCGCTCACCGCTTAACTCCGGCGTTAGCCACGGAATTCCCCCGCGTGATCCCAACGTTGTGTCCTCCGGATGCATTGCGACCGAAGACGTGGATGCTCTTCTCGGCTGGATCACGCTCGCTCATCGCTTCGGCTCCTTGCAATCCGGGCAGTAGTCGCGCCTGGTTCCGTCCGCTTCTCCCGTGATCGTCTTCGACCACTTCGGCGGCGGCTTCTTGTCGAAGAACCACTTCGGCGGGGCGGATCGAAACCGACAGAAGTAGACGCGGCCGCATCTGTCGCAAACGATTTGCGGTTCGCGGTCAGAAGGCCCGAATCCGCTGAGCCCACAGAGGTAGGTCATCGGTCTCTCCCCTCGATCGTCTTCGCGTACGCGTGGCCATCGTCAACATCGACGCCGACGACCGCGCCACAAGCGCACGTCACCGGATCGCGATCGTCGAACCACATCCACTCGCACCATGGACATCGGCACCCGTCGCGATGCGCGACGTATTCGCCGTCTCCGTCGTATCGACCACGCCCGTGCGCTTCGATGAGGTTGACGCCGCACTCGGGGCAGCGGAGGAATAGGGCGGTCATCGGACCGGCCCCGCGTGATCACGAAGCACATCGCGAATGCGCGCGATCGATTCGGGCAGGTCCGCATCCGGGATGCATTTGCGATTCCAGTCGTCGACGATCGTCGCGATCGTGTCCGCATCATCCGGCGCGATCTCGACGAGCCGGGACGCTGCGGCTTCCGCGGCGAGGCATCGGTCGTGCCGCTTCACGTAGTTTCGTCTCGTCACCTGGTCGAGATCTCCGAACACAAGGCACGTGTCGCGCGGAGGATCGAGATACGACTCGCGCATGTCGCACGAAACGCACTCCGTCTTGGTTACGTCGTCCGCGAGCGTCAGGACGATGCGGCGGGTCATCGCCCCTCCTCCCGCAGCGCCGAGGCGATAGCCGAAAACACCAACTCCGCGAACGTCGCATCCTCGCACTCGGATGCGGTCCTGGTCGCGATACGAAGCGCCTTCTTCGTCGGCATGTTTCCGAACACTGACCGCACCCTCGCCCCGAGCACCCGGTCCGCTTCGGCACGGTCCGTGAGCAGTTCTAGTGCTGCGCGGTGCATCGCAGCCATCTTTCGGGAGTCTTCTCGCGACGAGTACGCGGACGCTCCCGACGCGTACTCGTCCCATTCGAGAGCCTCGCTCGCGTGATGGTCGTGGAGTCTTTCGCGCTGTTCCTT